GGCCGGGCAGCGATGCCTCGGGTGACGTCGAAGCCTACGTCATCGACGACCCGAACGCGCAGTTCCTCGTCATGGGCACCAGCACGACCTTCAACATCACGGGCACGCTGACCACGGTCACCAGCTCGAAGGTCGGGCAGTACGCCCAGTTCGCCATCGGCACGGGCAACGCCAGCACCGGCCAGTCCGGCGCCTACCTCGACACCGCCAACACCACGGTCACCTTCCCGTTCATCGTGCGCGGCCTGATCGTCGCCCCGCCGGGCGCCAACGGTGCTGATCCGACCTCGGCCTACAATCAGGTCATCGTCGGCTTCAACAACGAATGGCTGCGCTCGAACGGCGCCGGCCCCACCGGCATCAGCTAAGGAGTAATGACCAATGGCTGTTAATCTTTCCGCCATCAAGGACTTGCTCCTCCCCGGCCTGCGTGGCGTCGAGGGCAAGTACGAGATGATCCCGTCTCAGTACGACAAGATCTTCACCAAGCACGACTCGAAGATGGCTCTGGAGCGCACCGCTGAGATGCGGTACCTCGGGCTCGCCCAGCTGAAGACCGAAGGCGGCCAGACTGCCTTCGACAACGGCGCCGGCGAACGCTTCGTCTACAATCAGGAGCACACGGAAATCGCCCTCGGCTACGCGATCACTCGCAAGGCCATCGACGACAACCTGTACAAGACGCAGTTCCACCCGTCGAACCTCGGTCTGATCGAGAGCTTCCAGCAGACCAAGGAGATCTACGGCGCGAACATCCTGAACACGGCGACCACCTACAACGCCTCCATCGGCGGTGACGGCAAGGCGCTCTGCGCCACCGACCATCCCATCGACGGCGGCACGGTCGCCAACAAGCCGGCCATTCAGGTCGACCTGAACGAGGCGTCGCTGCTGAACTCGATGATCGCGGTTCGGACGAACTTCAAGGATCAGGCGGGCCTCAAGGTCTTCGCCCGCGCCCGGAAGCTCATCGTTCCGCCGCAGCTGGAGCCGGTCGCCATCCGACTGACCAAGACCGAGCTGCGCCCCGGCACGGCCGACAACGACGTCAACGCGATCCTGACCACCGCGGGCGGCCTGCCCGAGGGCTACATGGTCAACGACTTCCTGACGTCGGCCTACTCGTGGTTCCTGATGACCAACATCGACGGGCTCTCCTACATGGAGCGCATCAAGTTTGAGACGGACATGCAGGTGGACTTCGTCACCGACAACCTGCTGGTGAAGGGCTACGAACGGTATTCGTTCGGCTACTACAACTTCCGCTCGATCTTCGGATCGTTCCCGACCGCCTGATAAGGAGCCGCTCAACATGGGTATCACTCACCTGAGCGGGCTGGAAGTCGCCGGCATCCCCACCATGGGGATGTCCGGTCTTCCTCTGACCACCGGCAACGTCTACTTCGTCGACTACGTCAACGGAAGCGACGGCAACACCGGATCGGCGGACAGCCCCCTCCAGACGCTCTACGGAGCGCAGTACAAGATGACGGCCGGCCAGAACGACGTGGCCGTGATCGTCAGCGATGGCACGACGGCCTCCACCCAGCGCCTGTCGCTGGCTAACGCGCAGGTTCTGACGCCTGCGGCTACCGCCGGCACGCTCGTCTGGGCGAAGGACGCGTGCCACATCGTTGGCATGTGCGCCCCGACCATGGTCAGCCAGCGCGCACGCATCGCCCCTCCGTCGGGGACCTACACGATGGCGACCTTCGGGTCGGGCAACTTCGTGACGGTATCGGCCTCGGGCTGCATCTTCGCGAACTTCTCGGTGTACAACGGTTTCTCGACCGGCGGCGCCAGCCAGATCGCGTGGACCGACAGCGGCGGCCGCAACTACTACTCGAACGTCCACTTCGGTGGCGCGGGCGACGCGGCCTCGGCGCAGGCGACCACCAGCCGTTCGCTGCTGATCAGCGGCACCGGCGAGCACACCTTCGACGGCTGCGAGCTTGGCCTTGACACCGTGACGCGCACGGTAGCGAACGCCACGCTCCAGTTCTCCGGGGGCACGGCGCGCAACACGTTCAGGGGCTGCAACTTCGCCTTCCAGACGAGTTCCGCGACGACGCTGGGCATCATCGTGGCGGCCGCTGCCGGCATCGACCGCTGGCAGAAGTTCGACCGCTGCGCGTTCATCAACAACGTGGCCTCCACCTCGACGACCATGAGCGCCCTCGCGACGCTCCCGGCGTCGGCGGGGGGCCTGCTGCTGATGAAGGAATGCACGCTCGTCGGCATCACCGAATTCGGCACTGACGCCAATTCGTTGGGTCAGATCTACGTCGATGGCGCCGCGCCCACAGCGGCCACCAGCGGCATCGCCGTCAACCCGTCCTGATGGAGTAGGCCATGAAGGCTCGTCATCGCAAGAATCGTGAAGCCGGCGGCGGCGTCGCCGCCTACAAGGAAGACCTCAGCCGGAAGAACGGGAAGTACAACGGTCCCGGTGCCGACGATGTCACGGACGCCGCCGAAGAGCGCAAGCGCGGCGGCAAGACCGTGAAGATGCAGGGCAAGATGTCCAAGCTCAACGCCGGCCGCATGCCTCGCAAGAGCGGCGGCCGCACGGGCTCGAACATGAACCCGCTCTCCTCGGCTCATAGCGGTACCCCCGCTCGGGGCCGCAGCAGCAAGCAGAGCAGCTGCTGACCTACGGCGGGGGCCTCGGCCCCCGTCCTCTTTTTCGAGGTGCCTGATGGCCCGCACACCGGCATGGCAGCGTCGCGAGGGAAAGAACCCGTCAGGCGGCTTGAACGCCACCGGCCGGGCGTCCCTGCGCGCTACCGGATACAACATCAAGCCGCCCGTCACCGCGGAGCAGGCCAAGAGCAGCCCGGCGTCCGCCGCGCGCCGCGACAGCTTCCGCTCCCGCATGTGCGGAATGAAAGAGAAGCTGACGTCCCCCAAAACCGCACACGACCCGAACAGCCGCATCAACCTTGCGCTGAAGAAGTGGGACGTGAAGTGCTAGGAGCCCTGTAGATGCGCCCGATTACTGTCACCGCAGGCCCTCTGGCCGCCGCCGATGCCGACGGCATCGCGCAGGCCCAGCAGCCCGCCGCTGCCTTCACGCTGAACGGCGCCCTCGTCTCGGGTGGCGTCGCACAGCTGGGCGCACCGCGCCGTGTGCTGATCACCACGACCGCCAACGAGACGGGCGTCACCTTCACGGTGACGGGGACGAACAGGGCAGGCGACGTGCTAAGTGAGGACTTGGCCGGCGTCAACAACACGACGACCTACACCGCCCTCGACTTCTTCACGGTCACCTCGGTGGTCAACAGCGCGGCGCTGGCCGGCAACGTCACCATCGGCACCAACGGCGTCGGCGGCTCGGAGTGGGTGTTCTTGGACCTCTGGGCGTTGGCAAATGTCGCCCTGCAATGCACTGTCACCGGCACCGTCAACTACACTGTGCAGTCCACGCTCGATGACCCCAACAGCTCGACCAACTCCGTCGCAGCGGAAGATGTGACGTGGGTCTCGTCGAGTGACACGGCCGTCGTCAGCGCCACGGCTACGAAGCAGTCGAACTTCCTGTTCGTCCCGGCGTATATCCGCGTTCTGCTGAATAGCGGGTCTGGCAGCGTCGTCATGACCGTCAACCAGAGTGGCTCGGTACCGCTATGAGCGGTGGGCTATCGCTACCGATTGCTTCTCCGATCCCGTCAGCATTGTATGGGAGCGACGGCGCGGGCGGCTTCAGTCCTGTCGCGGTTACCCGAGACGGGCAGCTTGACATCAACCTGCCGAGTGCGCGCCTTCCGTTTGGCTCCATCCACACCGAGAGCCTGACGCCTGTCTTTCAGGCGGATGGCGTCTATGGCGTTAATCAGTTCTTCAACCTCACCACGACCGGACTGACGACGGGCGCGGCCGACGCAGTCAATACCATCTTCAACGATCCTGAAATCACGCTCCAGCCGGGGGAGCAGTTGACTGTAGCCGTGCGAAGCACGCAATCGGCAGCCGTCTGCTTCGCCTGCCTCAACACACGCGAGGACCAATGACCCTCCAGAGCAGCACTGCGCCGAGATAGGGCTTCGCATGCTGACACTCACCGAAGGTTTGAGCGTAGAAGGCGGCCTTAGCGCGAGCCGTGGGCTAAGTGTGAGTGATGGCCTGTCGCCTGATACCGCTACGGCAGCACGGCTGTGGGCCGACGCCGTTGTCGCCAACGGGGGGACGGTCAGCAGCGAGCGCCTCGCTATCGTGAGCGCCTTCATACGCGCCGAAACGGCGATGGGGCGCTGGGCGCTGACTGATGACTATTGGGGTCTTTGGGCTGAAAACGAAGCGCAAGCCTTGACTAGCCTCAGACAACTCCGTCTCGCAACTGCTGTTGCCGCGCCGACTTTTACGCCTGACCGAGGGTATGTTTTCAACGGCGTGACGCAGTACATTGACACCGGATTTGTACCCTCGACGCACGCCATTGCGATGACGCTCAACTCTGTCCACGCCGAGGTATACGAGCGGACCAACTTGTCAGACGGAAACAACATTTCATTTGGCGGCGGCTCCGGGTCGAACAGGTCTGTGGCCGTCGCGCCGAGAGCGGCCTCCGCGTGTAGAGGCTTCTCCAACTCGTCATTCGCAGCCTTCACACTGCCCGCCGCCGACAGTCGCGGTTTAACGCAGATGGGCCGGGCCGGCGCCGCCACAACAGACGCTTATGGCGCAAAAAACGGCGTGAATATGACCCGAACGTCAGCGCCCGCCGCGCTCGGGGCAAGCCTTCCTGCTCACAGCTTCTACATCGGCGCATTCGATTCTGCGGGCGTTCTTTCCTCCGCACGCGCTGCGTCTGTCGGGTATACGGCAGCGGGAGCGGCATTGAGCGAAGCGCAGAGATTGGCCCGCTACAACGCCGTCCAAGCATGGGCCGTTTCTGTCGGTGCAAACGTATGACTTCCAGCGGAACTTACACCTTCAACCCCGGCCTCGGCGAGTTGACGCTCTACGCGTTCAATCTCTGCCAGATCCGGCCGACGTCGTTGGTGCAGGAGCACATGCAGAGCGCCCGCATGGCGACGAACATGATGCTGGCCTCGTGGGCGAACCAAGGTGTCAACCTGTGGGCTGTTGACCTCGTGACGACGCCCGTGACGCAGGGCGTCTCGACGTACGCCGTCGACGCCAACACAGTCATGATCCTCGACGCCTACATGGTGACGACAGGCGGCGGGTCGAACATCGACCGGATCATCATGCCCGTCAGTCGCACCGAATACGCCTCGTATCCGAACAAGGCCCAGCAGGGCTTCCCGACAGCCTTCTGGTTCGACCGCCTGATCAGCCCGACGGTCACGCTCTGGCCGGTGCCGGACGGGTCCAGCACGACGACCCTGAAGTACTATCGCGTCCGCAGGTTACAGGATGCCGAATTCTCAAGCGGTCAGACTGTCGAGATCCCGTACCTATGGCTTGAGGCCTTCGCTGACGGCCTCGCCTACCGGCTCGCCAAGGTCTGGAACCCGCAGATCGCGCAGGGCCTCAAGGCGGTAGCCGACGAGACGTACAAGATCGCAGCGGATCAGAACATCGAAACTGCGCAGCAATACATCTCGCCGCAACTGGCGGGCTACTACCGGCCGAGAGGTGAACAGTGGGATACGCATCACGATCGGGAAGGGCCAGAACTAGCCCGAGCAATCCGCAGGCTCACGCGATCTGTGATCGCTGCGGTTTCCGCTACAACCACATCAGCCTCGCTTGGCAATT